GGGGCTTTTTTTGCCTGCCTGACGGCTCGGCGAAACTGCGTCCCGTCGTACCGCCAGCGAATGCCACAGGACCCGCAGGCGCGAGTTCGGCGCGCACGATGACAGGCGCTCGACGCCAACCCTCCCGGCGAAGCCAACCCTACGAAAAACAGGGCTTTTCCAGCGGCGCCGCAGACCTCCGACCGTCCAGCGGTTTTTTCCCGGATGCGCTTAACTTGGGCCCTGCCGGGCCGATACAGAGTTACTTGTCAGACCAATCGGCATAATGCACCCTTTGTGAGAGAGAGTGAGAAATACCAGGGAGGGGGAGCGCGATAAAGTGGGATGTACTGGGACGGATCGGACTATAGCGGGATGGGGCGGTGAAAATGTTTTGCCACTGGGGAAAGAAAAACCCGGCTCATTCGGCCGGGTCAAAAAGGCCCAACTGATCGGTTCGGCGTTGTCTCCGGTGCTTTCGAACAACGCTGTAGATCCAGTCCTCGGTGACGCCGAACTCCCGGACCAGTTTGTCAGCATTCGAGCCATCGTACCGCTGCAGTATATGCAGTTCCAGGCGCTTGCGCGCCAGCTCATCCTTGACCGGGAAAACAAACGTGATGCCGGCCCAGCGCCGATGCAACTGGAACACCAGTTCCTCTGACTCAGATACTGCTTTCTCCCGAGAGAGCCCGTTACGCACGAACGCCTCGACGATCAGTTCGGCCAACTCGCTGAGCATGTTGTTCCGGCGGCGGATCTGCTGCGAACGGATCTCCTTCATTATTACCTCCGCTTGCTATCTGCGGCCGCCTGGAGCGTTTCCACCAGGGCCTTGAGGATTGGACGCTGCCGCCGCCATCCTTTCGGCAACTGTTCCAAGCCGGCCGCCTGTTCTGGATGCTCAATGCCCAGGCCCTGGCAGAGCCGATCCACCTCGGCGAGGAGGTACCGTTTCTCCTGCTCGACGTGCAGCGCTGCCAGGATTGCCATGAGCTGCTCTGGCTTCTTCAGCCAGGCGACCTTGGCCACGCCGAACATCTGCTTGGCGATCTTGTCGGCGTAACTCCAGGGCAGTTTCATCTCGGCCAGCTGCGCCTCGATGACCTGGACCTCGGCGGGTAGCTGGCTGAAGTTATGCGGCTTGCCGGCTGCTCGCTTGCTGGGCTGTGGTTGCCAGCCCAGGCGCTTGAACTCCGTCAGCAACTGCTCGGCCTGGCGCAGGTTCAGATCCCGCGCCGACCCCTTGCCGAACATCGCCTGCAGCTTCTGCCGATAGACATCGTCCTGCAGGCCGAGCTGCTGACGAGCGATGTGGATCTTGCTGAGCAGCCCCCTAGCGAGTGCCATGGAACACCTCCATGCCATGCCGACGACCCAGCCGGCGCAGCTCAGCATCGCTGACGCCCAGTTCGCGAGCGAGCCTGGCCGTCTGCGCGGCCAGCAGCGCCTGGGCGGCGATCATCCGGCTCAACCAGACCTTCGGGTTCACGCCAGGAGCCGGCTGCAAAGCCGGCACGGGCGCTGGTGAGCGTTGAGGCTCGGTCTTGGATTGCGCGCGCGGTGCGGCAGGCTTCGCTTTGAGCGACGAATTCTCGGCCAGGGCTCCGTTGTATACCGGCGTCTTCATGGGGTTGATGACGAAGGTGTCCGGCAGTTCGCGCATTTTGTAGCCGACCTTCTCGATCTGCCCGCCGCTGGCCAAGAACTGCTGAACCAGCTCGTCCAGTTCCTGGGCCTCCTGTCGCTTTACGTCAGCATCACGCCGAGGCGGATCGCCGGCAGTTGAGTGGTAGCGCTCCATCACCTTGCCTCCTTGTTGAGCTGTCGAATGCGGCTGTGCAGCTTCTTCTCGACGGTCTTCTGCAGACCGGGTACCGAGAGCGCAGCACGGCATTGCTCTAGATCGAAGCTTTCCAGAGCGCGCAGCCGATCATCAGCACTCACTGCACCGTAGTCCTTGTCAGGACGGATGAACGGATTGGATTGCGACATCTCATACCCCCTGAGTAAGCCGAGCCACGGCCTGGTGCCCGATCCCCTGGTGCAGCCGCGCGCGCTTGCCCGCGGCGTACCCCGCCTCACTGGCCACTTCGTCACGTGCCTTGAGCTTGCGGCGCTTCATCTCGAACTTGCCGACGTCAGCGTGGTGCTTCGCCATGTACGCCTGGATCGCGTCGGCGATGTTGTCGTCGACGCCCGCGAACTGGTCGACCTTGGCGTACACGGCCTCGATCCATCCATGCGCGAAGGCATCTCCACGGGCTACCTTGGTGGATCGCTTGCAGCGTTTCTGCGTGCTCAGGAAGTCCTTGCGCGCCTTCTGCAGCTGTCGCTCCAGCACCTGGTAGGCGTAGCCGGTCAGCTCTGGCGCTGCCGCGCAGCCGACGAACAGGAACGAAGCGCTTTCGAAATAGGAGGTGCAGATGATCAGGTGCGTGCCGAAGGCATGGCAGCACACTTGAGCGAGGCGCACCCGCCAGGCCGGCGGTTTTCCATCCGAGCCGGCGGGAACCCTGGCCTCGCCAGCCATGCTGGCCAGCACGTCGCCCATCTCCAGGTTGTAGGCTTCCATCAGTTTGTGGGCATGACGCAGCGCGATCTCGGCCTCGTTCGGGTTGGAACCCCGCCCCTTGGCCATTTCCAGGCACTTCTTGATCTTGTCGAGGATACGGTCTTGGTCCATGTCACACCCCCGCGATATCAAGAGGAATGGAGCGGTACTGGTCGGTGTCCCCGACCCGCTCCTGGATACGCACGTACGCCTTGGTGCTCACGACCTGGACAGCCTCGCCGATGGCCTGCATTGCACGCTGCCAACGTTCGTCATCGATCTGCAGGCGGCGCAGGGCAAGCACACTGCCGGTACGGATGTTCCCTGCTTGGTCCACGCGGAACGCATCGTTGATCAGCGTGATGACCTCTGCGCGAGCGCCTTCTGTCCATTCGTGGAGGCACTCGTCGATCAACGCCTTGGCCGCCTGCAGGCGCTCGTCGAAGGCGATGTTGTCGGCCATGGCCCGAATGACCTTGTAGCGACCGTCGAAGCTGACCAGGGAGGCGTTGCCCTTCTTGCCACCTACCTTCGCCTGGTACTGCTCGGCCGACAGTGTGATGAAGGCTTCGATATCGCCGAATGTCGCCAGTTTGAAATCCAGCAACGCCTTGTTCAGAGCCTTCCCCTTGGCAACGATCTCCTGCACAAGGCGGTCGCGCTCCAGGTCGATGGGCTTGATCATTTCTTCAGGTACCAGGCGCCCCTTGGCGTCCATGCGGTACCCGGCGGGAACATGCACTGCTTGTTCAGCCATGGGAGGAATCCTCAATTGGAGAGAAGGTTTTGCACCCGCAGCGCGGGCAGACGTTGTCGCTACGCCAAGACTCCTTCGGGTGCGGCACCGGACGGAGATCGCTAAGCGCGCCGATCCAGCGGCAGCGCCGGCATTTGAGGCGGCGCTCAGTCATAGCCATCCTCCAGTTGTCGGTTGTGGCGGGCGATGACGCCTTCGGCCATGAGCTGAAGGGCATCTGCGGGAATGTTGATGTAGTCTCCATGGGCCAGGGCCTGCACGAACGCTTCAAGCGGATCGGCTCCGGCGAGTGCATGCCCCTTCGCCCAGGACACAACACGCCCGCCATCTACCTTTCTGGGAACGGTGGTGCCGCTGGCGCCCTCGATGACGAGGGTGTCGTAACGCGTGCTATCCCTCATCAGTGCACCCTCCCTGCTGATTGCTGAGCGCGCCGTTCCTGCAGGTAGACCGCCATGCACTGCAGCTCCGCATGCAGCTTGGAGAAGTGGCCGGCGATGAAGAGGTCGATGAGCTTGACCAACATGCTGTCCAGCTTGTGGCTGATGGTCTTCAGCTCCACCAGCTCCTGGTCCTTCGCGAAACCATCGCGCAAAACGTCCTTCAGGGCTTCCCGGCAGTCCTGCTCGCTCATGGCGTCAACATCCATCAGCGGGGTGTACGCGTGGGTGATGACGGTCATTGGTCTTGCTCCTTCACCGGGGTCGTCCAGCCCACATCGACGCCGAGCAGGCTGACGAGATGCAAGGTGACCCTCCCGCGGGTGGTCTGCCGAATGCCGCGGAGGACACCCTCGAACCGCTGATACAGGCGTGGTGCGTCTTCCGCACGAATGAACAGCCGGCGATCGAGCACCGACGTCTGATCAATCGGAATGCCGGCCTTGCGCAGGGCGCGGGTGGCGTTGTTGACGGCATCCAGGCAGCGGGCCAATTCCGGTGTCAGCACGGTGCAGAGCGGCAGATGGGTAGCTTTCGGATGCTCTTCAGGGAGGCGGCCAGTGATCGGTACGACGTTCATCTCACACCCCCCTGATCACATCGGCAGTGACGAGCGGTTCGCCGACATGCACCGCCAGATTCATCGCCGCGATCATCATGTTGCCGATGGCCAGCGGGTAGAGCTGGCTCGTCTTGTCGCGGCCGCTGGTGCTCAGGCGCTCGATCAGCGCCTGGATGCCGCTTGCGTCTACCACCTCGGACAACTGCTTGCCAGCCCGGCCGAAGCGGAACTCCAGGTGCTTTTCCACGGCAGCAACCGGGATCGACTCCAGCTCTACGATCTCGATCCGCTGCACCACCTCGCGTACGTCACCGTTGCGCGGGGAAAGCTTGGTGCCCAGTTCAGGCTGGCCGATCAGGATGATGCTGACCAGCTTGGTGAAGCCGTCCTCCAACTCACGCAGGCGCTTCAGGTGCTTGAGCGTGGCGATCGGCAGGCTGTGTGCCTCTTCGATGATCAGAACGTGCTTGAAGCCGGCGGCATGGCTGACCTTCAAGGCTCGGTGCAATTGGGCGAAGCGTGCCTCCGGGCTCGATTTCGGCCGCTCCAGTGGCGCAACCGCAGCCATCATGGCTTCGGCGATGTGGGTGACACGCAAGGTCTTGCCCTTGGTATCGCTGTCCTCCATGGCCAGGACGTAGGGCTCGATAGGGATCACTGGAGCATTCTCGGTGTTCAGGCGGTGCACCAGATCGCGGCGCAGGGTGGATTTACCGGCGCCTGACTCACCCACCACCGCAAGAAAGCCGTCATGTCGGGCGACGTGATACATCGCCTCGCGGACGTAGCGAATGTCGGGGCTGACGTACATGTCGTCAGCGCTCTGCAGCTCTTCGAAGGGGTCACGACGGATGTCGAAAGCCTTCTTCGTCGCTGGTAGCAGTACCTGTTTGTTCATTACCATGGGGTCGCACTCCTCGTTTTCTTGAACGTTTTCGGGGGTTGCAGGAGCCTCGGCGTTGGCGCGCCGGGGCTCCACTTCTTCAAATGCCTGGCGCACGTCATCAAACTGCGCGCCATGGCCCATCAGGTATTCGGTGATCCGCCAAGCCAACTGTTGCTGATTCAGCGATTTCGGCCAGAGGCCGTGATTGATCAGTTGAGCGATCGCCGCCGGGCTCAGGTCGACCGCTCGAGCCAGGTCGGCCTGGGTCTTGCTGACCCCGGCAAGCACTTCCTTGAGTTTCAACATCAGTTGCCTCCTACGACGCGCAGGCCAGGCCGGGCCGGCTTGCGCAACTGGTTGGCGATGGCGTCGAGCTGGTCTTCCGGCACGCCTTCGGGGTGGGTCTTCTTGAGCCAGGCCATCGAGTCCGTGGTCCAGGCTTCACCCAACTGCGCGCGTAGACGTTTGGCCGCCTCGACATGCGGAAGGAGCGGAACCTCTACGATGGGGGCTACCAAGCTGTGTTCCGTGCCGCGTCGCGGCATGAAGGTGGGCAGTTGGGTGTCGTCGATATGTTGGAAGGGCTTCAAGGCACCGCCGAACGGAACAGCCTTGGCCTTGCGCGCAGCCTGCACTTCCGTTTCGCTTTCGACGCCATAGGCCAGTTGGTCAACAGCTTTGCGGGCCTTCTGCGCTGGAGTCTCAGCCTGACGGCTGAACGTCTGCCCGATCACCGGTGAAGTGGTCGCGTAGCCGCCCTCATCCTTCTCGACCTTGGGAAGGACATAGAAGACCTGACGGCCCTGCTCGTTGACCGTGACCAGTTGCACTGCATCTTCGCGCCAGGGATTGCGAGTGATCAGCACGCGGTCGTTGACGTTCACGTCCGGGACAACCGAAATGTCGTACTCGTACCCTCCGAACGAGACGCGAAGTTTGGCCGTGACCTTCCGAGACTCTGGTGCCCTCACTGCAAGCTCCCGGCACAGCTCGACCGTTGGCGCCTTGATCAGTTGGTCAGCCCGGATGGTCATCCAGAGTTCTGACCTGGTGCGCCTATGCCGGCTGTGGACGGCGGTCGCATTGAAGTGGGCGCGCCACTTCTTCGCCTGGGCGTTGAGTTCGTCCAGATCGTTGACCGGTTCGAACTTCAGCTTCGACTCGAACTTGCGCTCGATGATATTCCGGGCGTTCTCGACCGAGCCCGTAACCCGCGCCGCGCCTGGCGCGTGCACGATGACCTCGATGCCCAGGGAGCAGCAGAGGTTCTTCGACATCGCCGAGATGTTGGCCGAACCAGGGTCCATCATCAGGATGCGTGGCACGCCATGAAGCATGTCGGCTCCACCGCGCTCTTGCATGGCCTCGATCAGCACCGTGCAAAAGTTCTCGCCACTCTCGGCGCCCATCACATAGCGGACGTAGATCCAGCCGGTGTAGTGATCGGTGATCTCGTAGGACCACACACGGTCAGCGGCCACGCGATCCAGGTTCGCTGGCTTATTCTTGTAGAACTCCTTGCGATCCATCACCTGCAGGCCGCTAGCCTTCTTGTTGGCCCCAGGCTTCAGGTAGTAGAGGACGCAGAGGGACGCATCGATCTGCCAGACGTGGTTCGGATGCAGGCTGCGCAGTTCGGTGACCGGCTCCGGCGCCAATAGCTGGGATGGATGCAGGCGGTAGCCGTGCAGCGCGCGGCTGATCGCGCTGATCGACATCGGGCGGATCTCTCCGGTGCGTCGGTCGACAGACTCCGCACGGATCAAGCCGCTGGCGCGAAGATCCTCGACCGCATCAGCAACGGAATACAGGCGCTTCGCGTTATGTCGGGCCGAGTGGATCAGCGCCGTGCTGATCACCAGGGCCTCGTCACGCCCCAGGCGGCTCTGCCCCGAGTCCTTGCGCCGCTTACGCGGTGCGCGCTCACGTACCTGTACATCCTTCAGCTTGCGGTACAGCGATGCCAGCGACAGACCCAGCTCTGCCGCGGCTGCTTTGCATAGCGCCGTGCGCTGCCCCTGACCGGCGCTCTGTAGCTGCCGGTCGAGGTCAACCAGGCGCTGGGTGATGACGGCAGACACGGCCATGATCAGGCTCCCACTCCGTCCGCGAACTGGGCATCCAGGGCGGCCATATCGGCCCCCACCCAGTCGGGTGCCTGGTCGCGACCAAGCTCTGCAGGCAGGTCGAACTCGTTGCGTACCTCCTCCAGGAGTGATTCCAGGTGAACGATCAGTGCAGCCTGGAAAGCGCGATGGTCGGCACCTTGCTCCTCGGCCTGCTCGGCCAACTTTGCGAAGCCTTCACGCAGTTGCCCCATGATCCCGACCTCGACCTCATAGGCCATGGACGTGACTTCCTGACGCAGCTCTGCCGCGCGCTGGTCGGCCGTCATGGTTTCCACCTGGCGGCGTGTCTTCTCCAGTTCGAGCTTGGTGTTCTGCAGGTTCTCGGTGGTGTTGGCCAGCAGGCGCCCCTGCGCTTCCTTGTCCTCGCGGAGGTCGCGCAGAGCCTTGCGCAGCTCGCGGGATGTCATTCGATCGATGTCGTCCAGATCAAGGCCAGCGATCGTTCCTCCGTCAGCCAGCGCAGCCAGGTCTTCATCATCTTCTGCCAGCAGCTCGAAGAGCTTCGTCTTCCCCAAAACGGCAAGCGCTTGCCGTT